TTTTCAATAAAAAAAATCCTGCCACATTTGGCAGGAAATGAGGGATTATCTATCTTATTTTTAATCATTTTTACAATATTAAAATTTTTTTCTTATGTTTTAATAAGTTAATATCTAAAATCACCTCTATAAAGTAGTAAAAATATCGTTAAATTTGTATAATTTCATAAATTGTTATCCACCTTTCTGGGTAACACTTTGGATCACATGGATATCATTATGAAATTTACAGATAAGACTATCAGAGCTCTTAATGTTCCTGAAGACAAGAGTTCTATTAGAGTTACCATCACTGACAACTTATCAGTTCTAGCTAGAAGATGCGCTAATGGAAATATCACTCGTTCTTACTGCTTTAGAACCACTATCAATGGCAAACGTCATCAGGAATTTTTAGGATCAGTTTCAGACGTAACTCTTGATATGGCATTAGCAATGCTTAAAGAACGTTATGATCTTGCACTGAAAGGTTATAAGCCTAAAGAGTACATCAAAGAATATAATCAAAGACTAGCCGTTAAACTAAAAGAACAAGAGTACACACTTCAAAATACTTATGATGATTTCTTACGAACAAAATCTTATTCAAAAAATACTATAAAACATCTTCGTGGGCTTTTATCCAAGTTAGGTGCTATAAAAGACAAACCCTTAGCAAAGATAACTTTTATTGAAGTCAGAGATATCATTAACAGCACTATTTATTCAAATAAAATAACTGCTGCAAAAAGAATTGCTGATTTCTTTAATCAGCTTGTAGATTTTGCAGTTAATAACGAGAAATTGGAAAATAACAATTTTCAAAAACTAAAAAAGCTGATCCCCTCTCATACAGTCACACATTTAAAATCTGTAGATCCTGACTTTCCAGAAGATGGAATAAAAAAAATATTGTCAGAGGTTTTAAGTAATTTTAAGAATCAAAGATATGTAAATTACATAATCTTCGGGTTCTTTGTTTTAGTTCGACCTATTGAAGCAGCATCTGTTGAATTAGAAGATATTGACAATAAAAACAATGTAATCAACATTAAGAAAACAAAAACAGGAATAAATAATTTTAAGGTACCAATAACACCTGAATTTAAGCTTCTTTTAGACAAGATCTGCGACAAAGAACGACCAGGAAGAATATTTAAAATAGCTCCTGAGACAATCAGAAGTAAAACCTTAATCGAATTAAAAAAACATAACATTGATTTTATGCTTCATGGTTGGAGAGCTGCGGGAATGGCATGGATGGTTCATAATGGCATTAACTTATTCACAGCTGAAGCATGTCTAACTCATGCTATTGGTAACGCAATCACAAGAGCTTACATGCGATCATCATTGCTTCAAGAAAGACGTGAAGCTATGGAGAAGTGGCATAAGTTTTTGTATGGAGTGCTAAAAGAGCTAAAATATTTTAGTGATTAACATCACTTTTTTATTATTTTGCTCAAATAAAAACTTCAATATCGGGCTTTATTAGTAATTATTCCTAATATTTTTATTTTAAACTATTTTATAACAAGTTGATTTATCGTTATTTTTAACCGTTGACATCCTTGTTGACCCCTATTAGAATAGATTTGTAATATGAAATAACTGTATATATAGATTGTTACGTAAATTTCATCGATAATCCTGTAAGAAGAAGCACCTCATTGTAGGTGCTTTTTTCGTTTCTACACACTAATTTTATTTTTGCGAGGTATTTCATGTTAGATGCGGTGTTTAACTCATTAGCACCATACTGTTACTACCTTGCAGCAGGACTAATCGCATGTATCGTAGCTTTATGCTTTGACATTCTAAAAGGTCAACCTCCTGAGAACTACAAGAAATGTATTGAAGCTGTCCTCTGTGGATGCATTGCTTTTGCTTTGTGTGGGTGGGTACAAAGTCATTACTCAAGCATAACTAAGTCTGACTGTTTGTATCTAGCTGTTGGTATTGGTGCAATCGGTGCAGGTCGCATTACAGAGATCACTCTTAAACTTGTACTGAAGCGCTTTAATCTTAACGAGGATCATTATGCCAAAAAAGATTAAACGCTCATTTAGTCATTGTTTATGTTTGACAGTGATGTGGTCTGTTGAGATTGGCTTAGCCGTTGTGCTTTCTGCTAACGGCTTTGCTTGTTTGTACATGTTCATTTCTCTACTGGCCTTGTTAGGCTGTACTTTCTTTGGTCATCAATCATCATGATTTTACGTATTCCAATGCCCGTAAGTGCTAATGCTCGTTTAACGAGATCTTACAGAGGTAGAGGAATGGTTGAGACATCAAAGTACCGTTCATGGAAAGAACAGGCAATTTGGTTAATCAAATCTCAAATAGATAAACCATTCTCCCCTGAAGCAAAAATCCACGTTGATGTAACTCTTCATTTTCCTGACAAGCGCAAACGTGATGTAGACAATCCTATGAAAGGTTTTCTTGATGCATGCTCCATTGCTGGCGTCTGGAATGATGATTCACAGGTAGATGTTTTAAATATTAAGCGTGGTGAGCTCCAGCCTCACAACGGTGAATTAATTGCAACGATAACAGAGATTTTATAAATGAAGATTAGTAGTCATGCCATTGCCCTTATTCAGAATTTTGAAGGCTTAAGAACTACAGCATATAAGCCTGTATCCAGTGAGAGCGGATGGACTATTGGTTATGGTCACCATGGACCTGATGTTAAAAAGAATTCTATTTGTACAGAGATTGAAGCAGAGCACCTTTTAAAATCAGATCTAGAAAAGATTGAACGTCAGGTTATAGCAGCATTAAATGCCGATGAAATTGAAGTTACTCAAGGCATGTTTGATGCCCTCTGCAGTTTACTCTTCAACCTATCAGGTAAAAAAACTAAAGACGGACGCTGGTTATCTCCTATTCAGGTTTTAACAGGTTATAAACTTTGGTCTAAGATGAAAAATGGCGATAAGTATGGCGCATCGCTTGAGTTCTTAGATATTAACAAAGCAGGCGGTGTAGTTCTGCCAGGATTAACAAAGAGAAGACAGGCTGAACAGAAACTGTTTCTTTCTTAAGATTTCCACGTGTTCAGGTGCTTGTGACAACATGTTTCAGGTATTTGAAAATCTCCTTCTTTGCTGTCAGAAGTAAAACAGACAGCTCACACTTATGAGTGATTTACTAGTCTTTGTCGGTTTCGCTAGTAGATTGCTCATAAGTGTGAAGTAAACTTTTGTTAAATTGATTTATAACAATTCATTAGTCTAATAATGAATATCAAGGTGTTTGCTTCACACCTTAATAGCAAGAATCGCAAGACGCTAAGAAAAGAATTTAATATTTTAATTCTTAACTTGATAATGTGTATTATAGTGTGTATAATTTTATATGTAACTTAATTATTGTGAGGTCAAGCTAATGAGCAGTGATGAACTGATTAAGTTATTAAAGGCAAACGGCTGGGTGCTTGTTTCTTCAAAAGGTGATCATTTCACTTTTAAGCATCCTAATTATGCAAAAATAATAACCATTACACATCCTAGAAAGGATATGAAAAAAGGTTTATTACATAGCATTTTGAAAACTGCAAACCTTAAATAACACAAAAGAAGAGATTGAAATATATCTCTTCTCTAGTGATTAGGAGTTTACATATGAAGTACTACATTGCTATAGAGCCAAAAGATGCAAATAATAAAGATTATGGTGCTATGCTTTTGGATTTTGAAGGCTGTACTGCTCAATCAGAAACTTTAGATAAGCTATTGGTTGATATTGCAGAAGCTGGAGAAGAATGGGCAAAGGTTGCAAGTGAGAATAATATAGATATTCCTCAACCTAGCGATATTGAAACTTTAAAAACAAAATATCCTAATTTAGATGATTTTGTTTTAGGTGTCGTTGATTTAGATTTATCAAAATTAACAGACAAAGTAGAAAGAATAAATATTACTTTATCATCAAAAGTGTTAAGACGTTTAGATAGGTTAGCTCAATCTATTGGAGAAACTAGATCGGGTTATATAGCTAAATTAGTTACACATAATTAACACTTTATTTGCTCAAAAAAAAGGGTACTCGCATGAGTACCCTTTTTTATTGCTTATTCGTTTTTTTTAAGAGCTTTATGCGCAAGTTACAAGCTATCTTGTACTGCTTGCAATGTTAATAGGTTTAATTTCTTATATTGTTTATGGATCTTAAATTATTTTTAATTGTAGCTACTATGTCAGCTGTCATTGGCTCCTGTTTTGGTGTCACCATTACAGCCAAGCATTACAGAGCTGAAATTGCACAACTGCAGACTGAAGCTATAAAAGCAGATCAAGAAGCTACAGTTAAGCAGCTTAATAGAGAACACTATTGGCAGGAACAACAGAGACAAGCTGACAAAGAGGCTAACAATGAACTTCAGAAGATTCAAGATAAATATGATAAAGCTTTGTCTATGCTTAATAATCGTAAATTTTCTAACAGCATGCACTCAGACAGTGGCAGTTCCAACAGAACAACATTGTCCACAAATTCCACTTCTTCCAGAGAGGCTAAAGCAACCTGTGAATGTGGACAACTTAGACAGGACAGAAAAACTCTTGCAGAGTATGTCCTTAAGCTCTCAGCTAAGTGTGATGAGATTGCAGTTGAACGTAATGAGTTAAGTAAACGGTATCAAAGCTTAACGGAGTAAGTATGAATATAACTCGAGCCTATACATTAGGATTTTGTTGTGGTTTAGGCTTTAGTTATCATAAACTCCATAAATTAAGTTTTGATGCTTCTACCAACAATCCGTATTGGATAACGACCAAGAAAGGAAAGCATTTTCTCATTGACGAAGATGGAGTTATTCAAAGTGGCAGGTTTAAAAATCAACCAATAAATTTGTTAAGTGCCAACAATGTAAAAAATAATGGACAGACAAAAGCGTTTTCAAGATGGAATATTCTTGAGAAAAAGAAAGAACGAACTCGTTTAGTTTTAACCGCATATAAACAAATACAAAAAGGCGCTAAGAAAGTTCAGATTTCCAATTTAAGAAATGATTTAAAAGAATATGGTGGTTCTAATAATATAACTATTGATAAGGGTATTGCTTTACCTAAACATAAAGGTTATGGATTAGAACACATAGCAGATAAACATGGAAATAAAGCAGTTTATGAAGTGTTAAACGCTGTGGCTAATGGACAGATTGTTAGATATATTAAATCAAATCAAACAGTAGCAATACAACACAATGGTTATGAAGCAATACTATCTTTAAGAGAAGGAAAAAGACAAAAGACATGGTTGTTAACAGGATATGACATCATACCGTAAAGGTGAATATATCGCTTGTTAATCGAGGTTCGGTATACCTACAAATCTAGGCGTACGGTTTTTTCTTCCTAGAAATGGAGCTTTACGGTATTTACTTAATTATAGTTTAGCTTTTCTAATTTTTCAAAACGGTGTAATCATGCCAAAACTAAATCCAAAAGAAGAAAAGTTTTGCATTGCTTACGCTTCTAATGCAAATGCAAAACAATCTGTAATAGATGCAGGCTATTCAATGAAAGGAAATGCAGCAGGCTCTTATGGTTATAAGCTGTTACAGAAAAAACATATCAAACAGAGAATTAAGGAACTAGCTGATGAAGCTAATTCAAAACTTATTGCAGATAAAAACGAAATTCAAAAAATCTTAACCTCAATCGCTCGTGGTGAAGCTAAAGAAGAGCAGTTAATGGTAGTTAGCAATAAAGGAATGGGTGACGTTGTTCACGACTTTAAACTACCTTCTAATTTTGACCGCATCAAAGCAGCAGATCTTCTGGCTAAGATGCAAGGTGCTTACGATACTTCAACTAATGTTAACGTTTCCCCTGTAATAATCGTTGGTGAAATGCCTGATGACTACTAAAGTTTCACAATTGCTTGATATAGTTGGTCACAATTATGGCGATTGGTGGAACACAAAGAAACGTTATGTAGTCTGTAAAGGTTCAAGAGCTAGTAAAAAATCAAAAACTACTGCATTGTGGCTTATATACCACATTGTAAAAATGCCATTAGGTAATGCACTTTGTGTAAGACGTTACCAAAACACCATCAGAGATAGTCAGTTTTCTGATCTGCAGTGGGCATGTGAACGATTTGGCATTAAGAACTACTTCACGTTCAAGACCTCTCCTCTAGAGATTGTTTACAATCCTACAGGTCAAAAGATCTTGTTTCGTGGATTAGATGAAGGTCAGAAGATCACTTCTATTTCCGTGCCTAAAGGTTATCTTTGCTGGGTATGGATTGAAGAAGCATATGAGATTGTAGACGAAGAAGCTTTTAACAAGTTAGATATGTCTTTTCGTGGTCAGATGCCTGATGATTACTTCATCAGAATTATGATCACCTTTAATCCATGGTCTGAACAGTCATGGTTAAAGTCACGCTTTTTCGATGAACCTTCCGAACTTACATTTACCAAGACAACTAATTACCTCTGTAACGAGTGGTTATCTGAAGCTGATCATGCTTTATTTGAAGACATGAAAAAGCGCAATCCTCGCAGATATCAAATTGAGGGATTAGGTGATTGGGGTATTGCAGAAGGCCTTATTTATGAGAATGTAGAATGTCGAGAGTTAAACGACAGAGACTACATTGGAGCACCTCGCAGATATAAAGCGTTCTTTGGTTTAGATTTTGGTTTTACTGATCCTACAGCTTTTGTTGGTGGATTTGTTGATACTGAGAATAAAGAGATTTTTATCTGTTATGAGCTATATCTTACCAATGTTACCAATCAAGAAATAGCAAAACGCATTAAGGACGATATTGGCTTAACAGGTGAAGTTGTTTACTGTGATGCTGCAGAGCCTAAATCTATTGAAGAACTTCGTAGAGTTGGAGTTAACGCAAAGGCTGCTCCTAAAGGTCCTGATTCTGTAAATTATGGTATTCAAAAGATACAGAACTACAAGATCATCTATTCTCCTAGATGTACAAACTTTGAACATGAAATCAAAAATTACTGTTGGGAAAAGGATAGATTAGGTAAACCAACAAACAAACCTAATCATGAGTTCAGCCATTGCATGGATGCAATGCGTTATGGCCTTGTTGAGTTAAAAGATACAGCCAAGACAGTTACAGAAGCAAATTTAAGACTGTTAAGACAAGGCAGAAGAAGGTTTTAATGTATGTCATGGTTCATTTGGTTTGTCTTTCTAGTAATTATAAGCCCTGTGATTTTAGAATTGCATAAATAAGGTATTTATCATGTTTTCACCATTATTGTCTTTAGAGTATGCTTACAAATTCTGGTATAACTTAAGTCAAGAAGTAAAAGAACATCAGCGTGATGTTTCTAAGACATACCTTTGGTTAAATGTAGCTTTAATTGCAGGCTTAAAAGCAATGCCTGTTCATCAGGATTTGTATTACATTGCAGTTGCGATGACATTTACTTCTACAGCTTCATTGATTCTTGGTTGTATGTCGTTAAGTGGCTTATTCACAGGTTCAACTTATCTACCAATGGACAAGTTTAGAGCTTTGTATGATGAGTTAAAAGAAGATGACAAATCAGTTAAAGATATTCTTTACGACTATGACAAAGTAATTGCCAATTTAAAGGTTCAGATTGCACGTAGAGGATGGCTATTGAGAGTTCAGTCAATCTTATCGATTATTTCATTATTGCTGTTCTTTGTCTTGCTATAAGAGGTAAATATGAAACGTGATTGGGATGTCATAAAAGTAATCTTAGAGAAGATTGAAAATAATTCTTTAGATTCATTTATCAATGATGGATTAAGTGTAAAACCACCTTATTGTATTTCAGATGAAGTATTACTTGGTCATATAGAAATTCTTGTAGATGCTGGAATAATAAAGCATGCTGAAGTGCAAAGAAATTCTGATGGTTCTTTTAACTTTTGGGATTTAAGAGGTGTTTATATAACCATGTCAGGACATGATCTTTTAGATGCACTACGAGATCAAAAAATTTGGAATGCAATTAAACTTAAATCAAAACAGATTGGGATTTCGCTTAGTTGGGAATTTATCAAAGCATCAATACCAATTGTTATTCAAAATCTAGTTAAATAATTACAAAAGAAGGCACCGCAAGGTGCTTTTTTATTGCCTATGAATACTAAAGAACAAAAAGCAGAAATTAAAGAGACCAAAGCAAAGAAAAAGATCTCTCCTGAAGAGTTACTTAATCAGTTGCTTATGCCTAAAAGAACAGCTGAAGCATTTGATACCTTAGAAAAGGTTAAGAAAGCTTTCTCTTTGCCTGTAACATTAGGTTGCAAAGAAAATACACGTCTTGCAATGGATTCTGCTTTTGAAAGTATTGGCGGTTTTGATTCTATTTATCAGAGCTTACAGCAACATGCTTTTGACATGGGACAGTTCCCTGTTACTTCATTTGTAGGTTACGGAGCACTACAGCAGATTGCTCAGCAAGGTATGGTTAGAGCATGTATCTCTACTGTTGCAGATGACATGTCTAAGAAATGGATTGAATTAAAAGGTGGTGAAGATACTGATCCTGACAAGATCAGTAAACTTGATGATTTAATCAAGAACAAGTATCACCTTCAATCATTATTCCATGATGCTTTTACAACAACAGGCTACATGGGAGGTTGCTTTATCTTTATAGATACAGGTTCAGATGAACTTGATTTGCCACTAGCAATTAACAATCAGTCAGCTGAGATTGATCCTAAACATAATCTAAAGTTCATCGTGGTTGATCCTGTTAACGTCTCACCTGCCGAATACAACGCTTACAATCCTTTAGCATCTGATTATATGAAGCCTAAATATTGGTATGTGTTAGGTAAGAAAGTTCACAAAGACAGATTATTAAGAATTGTTGATAATGAACCTCCATTACTGCTAAAACCAAATTACAACTTCTTAGGTATTCCACAGGCTCAAATCTTATGGGATTACATTCTTCACTTTAACGAATGCAGAACTTACACAGCAAAACTGCTTCAAAAGATATCGCTACTAGTAGTTAAAACTGATATGGATGCAATTCTGAATAGTGACTCTCAAGGTATTGCTTTTTTTGACGCAAAGATGGCTATGTTAGCCCGCTACAGAGATAACGATTCAATCTTTGTGTGCGATAAAGACAGTGAAGATGTAACTAACGTACAAACATCTACGGCTGGCTGTACAGACATTGTTAAGCAAAGTCTAGAGATGATTTGTGCAATTAACCGAGTACCTGCTGTTAAGTTACTTGGCATTTCACCTTCTGGCTTTAATGCTACAGGCGAATCTGATCTTAAAAATTACTACGATCACATCTCTTCTAAACAGGAATTACACCGTGATGCAATTCAGCGTTGTATCAATGCTATTGAACGTGCTGAATTTGGAGAGATTGATCCTTCAATTACATTCGACTTTGTAGCTCTTGATGTTGAGAACAGAGCATCACAGGCTATGACAGCTCAAACTAAGGTAGGTGCATGGGTTCAGTTACTTGATAGACAGGTTCTAAGCGCTGAAGAACTTCGTGAAGCTGTTAAGAATGATCAAGACATTGGCCTTGATTTTATCGACAGTGAAATGCCAGAAGAACTGCAACAAGCTCAAGCACAAGCAATGCAGAATGGCGAGCAGGAAGATTTTAAGACAGACGATCCATATACACAGATGATGAATGAGGCTAAGAATGAAAAAGCTGAGAACAGCGAGAGTAATCGAGCCGAATCAGTGGCTTCTCAAAACCTTTCAAAAGAAGGTTCTGAAACTTCAAAGTGATTTTCAACGTTATGTTTTAAATCAAATCATGCTCAATCTGGACAGTGAAGCAATGCTTACAACAGATGCTTCATTGTCTAAACCTAAGACACAGGCAGAACGACAGCAATTACTAAAGCTACAGCGCAAGATACTGCGTTCAATGGCTAAAGCTGATCCTGAATGGCTTAAGAACCATATTGATGATTTTATAAATCGAAATATAGGTTCATGGGCTACAGGATTAAACAGCATTTCAAGACAGCTTTGTGACTGGTTCATACACAATCAGGTTGCAACAGTCAGTTTTGCTCAGAAACAAGCTCTTAAAGCAGCAGGGTTTAATCTTGATTACCTGAAAAGAAAATGGACAGTACCTACCATTAAAAAACAGTTCATTTCCCCTTCTATTGCTTCTCAAATGGAAGGAATGATTAAAGAGAATGCAGCTTTAATCACAAAGATTTCACTTAACGATGTACAGCGTATTTCTGATGTTGTTCAAAAAGGTTTGCTAGGTGGAGACAATCTTTCAGATCTTCGCATTGTCTTAGGTGCAACACAAGGTTTTGACAGAGCACGTGTAGAGCGTGTTGTAAGTGATCAGGTACATAAATCAAGTATACAGATACAAATCAGCAACGCAAAGGATTTAGGAATTCAATACGCTATCTGGAAACATGTACCTGGCAAATACACGTCAAGAGAAACTCACAGAGCTTTTGATGGTCAGCGCTATGACATCTCTGTAGGACTGTATGACAGTGATGTAAACAAGAATGTTTTGCCTGGTGAACTGCCTTACTGTAAGTGCGGTTTTCGTATGGCTTTACCAGAGTGGTGTCGTAACTCGTCTTAGTCGTAGTTACATCTTAACTAAGACGACTTCTAATTATAAATATAGGTCAAATCATGCCAACAAGTTTAGCTTTTGACAATTTCTCAATAGATAAAGATTCAGTAAGAACTGTGGACGACAATGGTTTTCTTCATGTTGCTGTTTCCCCTGTGACTAAAGAACAGGTAGCACCATACTATGGACATGAGATACCTAATCATGGAGAACTTGGTTTTGAATCTGATGTCATTTATCACGGTTATCGACCTGCATCAGAATTATCAAAACCTGACACTATTCAGAGTTTAAACGGCATTCCAATTCAGTTTGAGCATCACGCTGATTACGCAAATGCGCCTGCTAAAGATACTCGTATTGGTTCTACTGGCGATGATGCCAAATGGGAAGCACCTTATCTTACTAATTCACTTCATTTTCACGATGCTAAGGCAATTGACCGTATTAAAGACGGTTCAATGCGTGAACTTAGTCTTGCTTACAGATACACGCCTGTAAAAAAAGAAGGTGAGTTTGATGGTCAACATTACGATTTCGTAATGACTGATATTAATTGTAATCATGTTGCTCTCGTTGAAGAGGGCCGTGCGGGACATGATGTACTGGTGGAAGACGCACAAATCAAGGAGAAAAATACAATGGCTGATAATGCAGCAATTGAAAATGCCGAGAAGAACCTTGCACAGTCAATTCTTGACCTGCACAAGGCAAAAGAAGGCGACATGGTTGATAAGGATAATACTCCTGCAACTGACGGTAAGCTTGAAGCTTTAATTGAAGCTATCAAAGCTAATGGTGATGAAGACAAGTATAAAGACATTTTAAATTCAGCTGAAGACGATGATTTGGAAACATCAGAACCTGCTGAAGACGATGATCTTGATACTTCTGATAATGGTTCTGAACATGAAGAGCCTGTAGATGCTACTGAGGATGATCTTGATGATACTGATTCAGCTAAGGATGAAGAACCTAATGACAATGCTCAGGCAGAAGACGATGACGATAAGGTCATTGGCGATGCTTTAAAGCAGTGTGGATTAGATGAAGCTTCACCAGAGCTTAAGAAAGCATTCATTACAGGCTTTAAGCTTTCATCCGAAAAAGATAAGAACACAGATAAGTCATTAGGTCAGGATGCACAGATTAAAGTTGCGGTTAAGGCTGTTAACAGACAGCTAAAGCTTAAATATGCAGCTGCTAATGAGTGCAGACAAATTTTAGGTAATGTTGATGCAATGGCTTTTGACAGCGCAGGTCAGATTTACCGTGAAGCAGCTAAGAAGCTGGGCATCAGAAATTACAATCAGTTAACAGGCAAAGCAGCAAAAGCTGTAATCAGCGCATTAACTGCAACTAAGGACAAGAGAACTGTAATGGCTACTGATTCAGCTCCTACAGCAAAGAATAGTGCTATTTCAGAAATTTTAACAAATGTTCAGGTAGGAGTTTAATAAATGTCAATTTTACAGAAGACTGTCGGTCTATACCCAGCTAAAGGCTTTGAAGGTCAGCAGGTAGTTGTAGGTCAGGCGTTTTATACAGATACAAACTACTTCTCAGACGGTACCGTAAAAGCAGGTGGTTTTGCATTCTTTAATAAAGACGGTGTAGTTTCAGCTACAGCATCAGCTGATACCGAGTTGCCAATCGGTATTGTAGAACGCAACTTAACCTCAACTTTTGAATCTGTAACTGATGAAGCTACATCAGTTTATAGAGATGGTGAGACTGTAACCATTGCTTTACGTGGTCAGTACTACATTAAGGCTCCTTCTGCAGGTACTACAGGCTTAAAGATTTTAATTAAGCCTACTACAGGCGCTGTATCTGTAGCTGCAACTGCAGGTACAGGTGTAGTTGATACAGGTTGGGTAGTTAAAGCAACTGACGGCAAGAAAAACTTTGCTGAAGGTGATTTAGTCATCGCTGAGAGATTCTAGGAGATAATCAATGATCGAAGATTTTGAGCTAGCTAAAGAGCGTGGTATTGTCGCTCCTTATGCAAAAGGCTTTATGGCTTATGATTCAGTAAACGGTAATATCCGTACTGATTACAACAAAACCGCAAGAATGTTAGCGCAGGATGCTGCAATTACTCCTGCTAACGTTGGAGTTCCATCAGCATTTACTGCTTACATCGATCCTAAAATTGTACAAATTCTGTTTGCAAAAACAGCTGCAACAAAGTTAGGTATTGAAGCTCAGGTTGGTAAGTGGACTGATAACTCTTATACATTCCCTGTAGAGGAGTTGGCAGGTGACGTTGAAGCTTATTCTGATTTTCAGAATGGTTCATCTGTAGATGTTAATTATGAATTCCCTGTTCGTGAGCAGTTCAGATTCCAGACTACCTTAAAATATGGTGACTTTGAAGCTGAATTAGCAGCTGCTGCAAAACTGTCACTTGTAGCAGGTAAACAGAGAGCATCAGCATCAATTATTGAAAGAGCACAGAATAAGTTCTATCTCTTTGGTGTTGAGGGTAAGGAAATCTATGGTCTGTTAAATGATCCTAATTTACCTGATTCTATTTCACCAATTTCAGCAAATGGTAAATCAACATGGGCTGATAAAAAGGCTGACTCAACAGCTGACTTTGCTAATAGAGCTTATGACGATATTGTAAAGTTAATCACTGAGTTACAGAAAAACAACGGCGGTAACATTGATGCAAATACTCCTATGATCTTAGGTATTTCCAATGCAAGAAACGCTGATCTGACAAATGCAACTCATTTTGGTAAGACAGCTAAAGGCTTATTACTTGAGAACTATCCAAACATTCAGATTGAGGTAGTTCCTGAGTTAAGTGATACTACAGGTGAAACATTGTACTTAATTGTTCCTGAGTACAATGGCGATATTACAGCACAGCCTTCTTATTCAGAGAAGTATCGTTTAGGTCGCTTAATTCCTCATGAGTCACACTTCTCACAGAAAGCTATCGGTACTACCTTTGGTACTGTGATTAAGCGTCCTTCATTGATTGCTATCATGAAGGGTATCTAGTTTTTCAATCTCATCTCTTAAGGCGGTTTTTACCGCCTTTTTTAATTTATGGAGACTATAAAATGGCAGTTAAAAAGAAAACTGAGACAGAGAAGTTAACAGGTGCAGACGTTGTTCATATTGTTGTTTGCTTACGTCATAACCACAAGTTTGATGATATTCCTAACGGCTCAGGTGGAACAAAATCTGTAGTTTTATACGGAACAGATGCTGTTTTACGAGGTAAGAGAAAAGGCATCTTAACTGAGTCTGGTAATGGAGTACATCAGACATTATCAAGAACAGACTGGGAAGCTATTAAAGCTCTACATGGACGTGAAACCATGTTTATTGGTGCAAAAGGCTTTTTACCAAGTGTTTTTGAAATCAAAAATGAGAATGAGATGAAGTCAGATACTGTACAGGACAAGATCGCACAGACATCAGGCGGTTTTGATCCTGCTTCTCCTAAAGACGCAAAAGTTGAAGAAGCAAAAGAATAGTAATGAATGGGGAGTTTAAGCTCCCCTGTTGATTGAGGTTTTATCTGAAATGAAAGTTGAATTTGATATAGATGTTTTTAGATGCAGATATGAGCATTTGGCTGATATTTCAGATGAAGCTTTAAAAATGTGCTTTCAAGATGCCTGTGAGCTGTATGGCAATGATGACAGTTCATCATGCTTCAAGTATGAGCCTGAAAACGACATCTACACACGTAGAACGTTTTTATATGCTGTTACCTGTCATTTAGCTACATTAGAGCTGTGGAATAAAAACGGACAGCCTGGAAGAGTAACTTCTGCATCACAAGGTTCAGTAAATACAAGTTTTGATTTATTCAAGTCAAACAAAGATACCGCTGATTGGTGGAATCAGACATTGTGCGGTCAACAGGCATGGCAAATGTTAAAAGGTCGCACCAAAGGCGGTAGATTTTATGGATACAAGATAAACCACCCATTTGGGTAGTGTCGTAACTCATCCTTTAAGTCGTAACTCATCCTTTTAATCAGATGTCATTTTTATTAAAAGTGACTTCATAAAAAAACTTCATTGGTTAACTATGGTAACTCCACTAACTCAAAACATTGTAAAAGCTTACTGTCTTGGTTTTATGTTCGGTTTAGGTGTAAAAGCAAGACAGACCATGTTAACTAAAGATGAGAATATACCTGACAAGGATCTTATCTTTAGAACAGCTAAGAATGGTAAGAAGATTGCTATTAACACCAAGACTAAAGAAGTTAGTGGGGTTGGTAATGAAGCAGGCTATAGTTCAACCACAATTAAAGAGCTTTATGGAAACGAGATCACTGGTAAAAATCTTAGAAACGAAAAGGCTGTTAGTGTGCTCTTATCTATGAAACACGGACACATAAAAGATGCCTTTCATCGTGATGGTATTGGTGATATAGATCTTGTTTGGGGTAATGATAATGCAGGATTGCAACATATTATAAAAAGAAGACGTGAATGCGGTCAGGATCCTGAGAAAGCAGTTAAATACTTACCCGAGATAATAAATAAAGGTTCAATAATAAATCGCTTTAAAGTTAATGATACTCAAAAATTTTTTATTGAACATTCAATAGGTAATACTCGTTATAGACTAGTTATTAAAAAAGGTTTTACAGATAAAAATGGCATACATAACAACAGGTTTGTATTAACAAATATGGAAATTTACCCTGATAGGTTAAAGATTAAAAAACAAAGAATGTTGGTAAAGTAAGAGAACATCGCATATTTCAGACCTAGACAATGTATTACAAAGAAACAGAATTCTTTTCTTAAACTCTTACTCTACCTAATTATAGATTATTTTTTACTAATATCACATCATGCATAAGATTGAAGTTAACTTAGAACAGCTTAAATCTCTGGTTAAAAACCTTAAGACTGAATCTAGTAAGACTGTTGCTGTTGGTGTTCGTGAGATGCGTTCAGAGAGCGGTGTATCAACACAGGAATATGGCAAATACTTAGAGTTTGGCTGGGTTCAGAGAGTAACATCAAGACAGAGTGGTTATTTATCACATCAAGGTGTTCATGTTCCTGCAGGTGCTACTTTATACAATCCACCAAGACCATTTTTTAGATACACCATTGCAGATGAAGAAAAGAATTGGAAAGACTACTTTATTAAATCTCTGGTTCATTTCTCCGTAGGTGCTGATGCCTCTTTTTATGTTAAATCGCTTCAAATGGTCGGTGCGATTATGGTTCAGGATATTCAAACAACTCTTGAAAATGGTGGTTCCAGGAATAACAGGTTTCCACCTCGTTCACCTATGACAATGGCTATATATAGAGCTATTTCAGAGGGGCATTCACAAGACGGTACAGGAACATCAAGCTCGTCTCAGGCTGGTATCAGTTCAGGGTTATTAAGAGATTCAATCTCTTTTGAAATCCAATAATCACAATTTATCACTGGCTCTATATGTTAAATCTTCACAACATCGTGCGAGGAGCTATCAATGCTAACCTTGCAGATGAAACCTTTACCCTCTTTCGTTCCTGTGGACAACAGAATGTAAAAGGCATTGTAAAAGCCATTTATCTGAACGGTATAGAAGTTAAAGGCAGTTTTCATTCAGAGAATGATGCTGCATTAGATCACTCTAATCTTGCAGGTCAAAACTCACAGATCAGAAAGCTCTATTTACAATCATCAGATAAGCTAAAAGAAAAGCCTTACAGCGTATTCAGACAGCTGTCACGCAGTGGTGATTACCTAAAAGACAGTAATGGCATGTGGTGGTTTGTAATCGCTGTGGAAGAGGACTTTTCAAAAGCAGGTTGGATGTGCTTAAGAGTTCAACTTCAAGACAGAGCACCAAACCTAACTATTAAAGCTATTGAACTTACACCATCAATTCCCGTAACTTCTTCTGAAGACAAAGACAATGAACACGATCAAGACATCGACCAATCTACAGGAAACACTCTATGAGCTGTTAAATGAGTTCTTAATCCCCTCTGTAGATGAAAACAACATCTTTTATGGCAATCAAAACAATCTTGCCCTTCCTGAAGATTCAAGTGATTACGTTATCTATTCAATATTAAATATCGTAAGACACGGCACCAATGAGATCAAATATGATGCTCAAAATGAAGAAGAACATAACAAAGTTGAATATGAAGTAAGTGTGCAGATTGACTGTTACGCAGACACTTCTAACGGCTCTGATGGATTAGATGCCATGTTAAGAGCTAGTTCAATAGATAATTTTACACGTTCAGATGTTGTTTATGAGTTCTTAAATGCTCGTGGAATGCATATTCTATATGCTGACAGTTCAAACGACACCACTATTGTGGCTGACGATAACAACTATTTAAAACGTTGGTCAACAACTCTTCATATAGCAATGACTACAGAAACCATTTATGACAGCTTTGGCTTTACTGAAGTTGACATTAAAAACAATTTTATTATCCGTTTGTCTGAAGCTGAAAAGCAAGACCCTTCTTTGAACGTTCTAGGTATTAAGAACGTAGATTCTATTAAATAGGAGAAAAATACAATGCCAATTAGTGCAAGTAACATCGTCAGCATTGTACCTCGAATTTTAAAAGGTACAGGCTCTGATCTGGTCTTTAATGGTCTTGTTCTTTCAAAGAATTCAAGACTTGCCGTAAATGCACCTACCTTATATTCGTCAGCTTCTGCTGTAGCCTCTGCATTTGGTGAAACATCAGATGAATATAAGTTTGCTCAGGTGTATTTTGGTGGCTACAAAAACAGTCAGATTAAGCCTTCTGTTCTGTATTTCTATCGTTACTGCGATACAGGTGTAGCGCCTTTTGTTAGAGGTACAGCGTTAAAAACTTCAACAGCGTTAGCATCTTTAAAACAGATTTCAAATGGCGCTTTTTCTGTAACATTAACAGGCAAAATACATACAGTTTCAAGCTTAGACTTATCCTCAGCATCTTCATTATCTGAAGTAGCTGACAAGGTTCAAGAAGCTTTAAGAGATCTTGATTCTGATTCAGAAGATGCTGAGTTATCAGGTTTAACAGTTGCTTTTGATTCAGTTACTAACGCATTTACCATCACCAATGGTACATCATCATCTAATGTATCTGTTGATACTCCTACAGGTGATGTTGCTCTTGCAATGGGCTTTACCACTGACGCATGTGTAGTATCAGAAGGATCTGACTCTACCACATTATCAGCAACCTTAAACAAGCTGACCTTAAGCTTCCAGAACTTCGTTACTTTTACAACCTTATGGGAAGCATCAGATGATGAGGCTTTAGAGTTAGGAGAATGGGCTACAGCTAATGCATCTGCTGGTGTTTGTTATCTGTATGTTCTTTGGGACAGTTCTAAAGAAAATGCTGACAGTAACAGTAAATCAATTATTGCTGAAAAGTTGATTACAGAAAACATAGCAGCAACCACTGTTGTTTATGATTCATATCGTGTTGCAGCGTTTATCATGGGTGCAGCTGCTTCTATTGCCTGGGATAACAAGAACAGCACTATTACTTTTGCATTCAAGTCTCAGGATGGATTAGGTGCAAATGTATTAGATACAGACGAAGCAAATGCTCTTGAGGGACACAAAGTCAACTTCATAGGTAACTATGCAACACGTAATGACAACTTTGTCTGGTTATACTCTGGCCGTATGTTAGGTGAATGGGACTGGATTGATACTTATCTAAACTCCATTTGGTTGTGTAACGCAATGCAGGTTCAGGTAATGGCTGGCTTTGAAGCTGTTAGAAGAGTGCCATACACCTCACGTGGTTATGCAATGATCCGCTCATGGTTAAGAGATGTAATTAACCGTGCTAAGAATAATGGCGTAATTGAAGCTGGTGTATCTTTATCTGAAACTCAAAAGAGCTCTTTAATCGAAGAGTTAGGTGCTGATTACTCAGACGAAATCTACAATAACGGCTACTACTTACAGATTTTAGATCCTTCAGCTCAGACAAGACAGCAACGTAAATCCCCTTCTTGTAACTTGGTTTACACCTATGGTGGTGCTGTACACCGTTTAACCATGCCTTCAATTGCTGTAGTTTAGGAGAAATAAATGAAGACTATTACTAGTGCAAACGCAATCTTAATCTTAACAGTTGAAGAGCTTTACCCTTCAGGAGTACAGATTGAGAAGTTCGCATCTGATGATGCGTTCAGCTCTGATAATGTAACTATTGCTGAGGTAAGAATGGGTGTAGATGGACAGCTTGCAGCAGGTTATACCCCTGCACCTATTCCTTTTAAGATTTCATTAGAAGCTGATTCAGATTCTATTGAGTACTTGAGAAATATTGCAAACAATCAGAGATTAAATAAGACAACTTATTCAATTACAGCTTCAATCTCAATTCCTGCTTTAGGCAAAGAATTTACTTTGATTAATGGCATCCTGACAGAGGTTCCTTCAATTTTAAATGCAAAGAAAGTATTAGAGCCTACTCAGTGGGGATTTACCTTTGAAGATGTAAACGATTCAACTATTTAACTCTTTTTTCCGTAGCTAATATTGATTTTGGGGTATCAGTTTTGATGCCCTATTTTTTTTATAGGTGAGATTATTACATGAGACAGATTAAAAACATTACCATCGTTGATGGTGAAGCTCAATATAAGTTCAGATTAACTCAAATCCCTGCAATTAAGGCTGAAAAGTGGTTAATCAGAGTTGGTATAGCTCTGGCAAAAGCAGGATTACTCAACATTGATATAGAGAAACTAGGCGTATCAGGTTCAGATACTATGAGTACCATTACCAATTTAATAGCTCAAAAAGGCTTTAGTTTCTTTGGTCAGTTAGATCCTGACACTGTAGATCATCTGTTATTTGACCTTGTTAAAGAAACAGCTGTAAGAATGAATGACGAAGCCATCATCAATATTACTGAAAAAGAGCTTGAAATCTTTGATGATATTAGAGCTTTATGGCAATTACAGAAAGAGGTATTTGCTGTAAATTTTTCTTCTTACAAGAACGAAAACAGCTTGAAGAAGCAAGCTTAAGTTCTGGTGGTCAAACACCTCATTTTATTCAAACACAGAACTTCTCACGCCTTTTTGCTCCACTGATACAGGAGCATTATGCAACATTACAAGAACTAGAACAGTACTACAGCTACGAAGATGCTATGGACCTGTTAGAGTGCCTGTATGTTGCAAGAACTAACGAAAACATTGCAAATGATTTTGCAAGTAAACAGAGAACTTAAAAAATGGCAACATTAGGTGACGTACTTTTAATTAAACTCGGCTTAGATGCTGGCGATATTGACAGTCAGATGAACAAAGTTGAGGAGAATGCCAAAAAGAGCACATCTAATGTTGCGCAGGCATTAGATAAAACAGCTAATAATACAGCTAATCGTATGCTTGGGCTTGTTAAGGGTATCGCAGGACCTTTAGCAGCTGCTTTCTCTGTTGGTGCAATGTTTAAATCTTACTTTGGTGGATTATCACAAGTAGCTCAGATGACAGGTGCTTACTACAAGCAGCTAGATGAGTGGCGTGAGAAGATGGCAGCATTCAACCGCTACACAAAACAGGATATTGAAGTTTATGTAAAAAGCCAAAAGGCTTTAACTAACTTTAGAATTGCTGTAGCTGATTTCTCAGCTGTTCTGATGCGTTCTTTTAATCCAATACTCTTAAAAGGTGTAGAGGCTTTAAATTCATTCTCCAAGTGGTTAGGAGAACACAAGGAAGATGCTGCAAGATTCTTTAAAATCTTAGCTGTGGTTATTACTACTGCTTTGGTGCCTGCATTTATATCTCTTGCAGGTGCAATTTTAATGAATCCTATTACGTGGATCATTGCAGGTATTGTAGCTTTAGCTCTTGTTATTGATGATCTGATAGTAAGGATAAAAGGTGGTAAATCCCTCTTTGGTACTTTCTGGGATCCTTTCATTAACTTTGGTAAAAAAGCTTATGACTTTATAACAAAGTTTTATGAACGTTTTAAAAATTCAGAAGGAGTTAATACCTTCATTGAAACATTAAAGCAGTCACTAAGATCCCTATCAAACATCTTAGAACATGTTTTTAATGGTATTGCTTACTTTGGCATTCTTTTAGCTAAGCTGTTTGACCAAGGAAATGATGCAACATGGTTTGACGGGTTAGCACAAGCGGCAATGTTTCTTGTGAATGCTGTAGGAAGTGCTTTTAACGCAATCCTCGGTGTTGTAGAAATGGTAATGGGCGCTATTGTTGCCCTGTTTACTGGAGACACTGAGTTATTAAAACAAGGCTGGTCTGATTTCTGCAGTTCATTTAAAAATCTGTTTAAACCTGTTACAGACTGGTTAATGCATATTATCGACTACATCAAAGGTAAATTCTTAGGAATGTTTAATTCTGTAGTTGAAAAAGGTAAAAGCATGATCGAGTGGGTAAAAGGTTTAAATCCTTTCTCAAACGATGATGATGAAGATAAGAAACAGGGATCAAAACCTACCACTTATGAAGGTACCGATGCTCCTATTGTGGATGATGACGTTCAAACTTCAAGTTTACCCGAGCAGAAATCTCAAACAAGAGTACTTACAAAACTTGAAGAGAAAAAGAAAGAAACAGACATTCAGAACTTAAAGAACGTAGAGAATGTTAATAACGTTGAAAATACAAAGAACAGCGTCTTAACAACCAGTAAGAATGTTGAGAATTCAAATGTAACCAACGTTAAAAATGTTGAAAACGTAAAACAGGTTCAGGCATCAGTTCAGGACAATTCTGTATCCAAGTTAAACAATGAACTTGAAAAGAGAAACAAATTTGAACGTTCTTTTAGAGCTGAGCTTGCAAGACAGAAAAAAGAACTTGCTGAAATTGACAGGTTAAGAAAGGCCGGTAAGTACAATGAAGCTAACAAACGTCTTAATACACTACAGACTGATCAGAAAACCTTACAGGGTTTTGTTAGAACAGCTAATAATCTAAAGGTTGGTGTTGCTTCTATTCCTACACCTGAAAAAACACAACAGGTAGTTACAAACTCAAATGTAAGTAACCATACCACTAATTCAAATTCTACTTCTAATCAGAGTAAGACTGTTAACAACAATTTCACCATCAATGGAGCAACTCCTGAGATGACACGTTCTGTAATACAGACAGCTAACGGTCTTGATAACTCTTATTTAGCAGCGCAAAGCGTCTGCTATAACTAGATGATCTTTTAAGCATAGGTTAAAAAATATGGCTGATATAAAAGATGATGCTGTATTAAATTCAAGTAATTCTCACAGCTCAACAAATGGCTTTAAAGTAAGAATTATTAACGGATTAGAGAACTTTAAAAACTATCAGGACAAAGCATTAGACAGGTTGGGCTTAAAGAATATCACCTCAGGTAATATGTTTACTCAGAGTGATATTACCAAGCTGACAGCAAACCCCTATCTTAGAAACAGCCTGCGTAAACTTGATAATTTAAAGTTCTTTAAACAGGTTAACAGGTTTCAGAATTCACAGGCTTTTGCTATTGCTAAAAAGGCAGGACTAGGTTCTTTTATCAATGGCCTTTCAGGTAACAGCAATAATCAGGGACAAAAGGTAACCAGAACATGGAACATTGTGGATGATAACGGAGAGAGGGCTGTTACTTTTAATACATTCTTTGCCATTGATGTTAAAAATGAAAGCAAAGCTATCTCCTCACCTACTGAAAACGGTTCTTTTGTTTCTTACAATAAAACTCAATCCCCTATTGAGATACAGGTTGTTTTAGGTATTAAAGGAACTCCTGAAACAATCTTATCAGCTGTATCTGCGTTAATGGAATTGAGCAACAATGAAACAATAGTCAGTTTGATTACGCCTGATCAGGAATACAAATCGCTTAATCTTATCAAAATGGATTATCACAGAGACGCATCAACAGGAGTTGATTTACTCACTGTTAACTGTGGCTTTGTTGAGGTACGGCAGTTTAAGAGTGAGTATACCAATACAAAGATTGCAAAACGTAAATCAAGAGGACAGACACAGAAAAAGCCTGAATCAATGCTTAACAGTGTGTTAAGTAAACCTGTTGATGATTTTAAAAAGTGGATTAGAAATTAGCTATGGAAGTTCTATCTGTTGAAGCATTACCAAATCAGGAATTTCAAATCATACTTGATGATCAAATCTGCCAGATTCACCTGTATCAAAAAGGTGATTACATGTTTCTTGATTTGTATGTAGATGATGAAGCAATTGTTGAAGGCGCAATAGTTCAGCCTAAAACAGGCATTATTCAGTCTCCATCTAAGTTTAAAGGTCAACTTTACATTGTTGATGTAATTAACCCTGCGGATATGCCTAAGCAACCTAATTACACCGAATTGGGTGACAGATTTGAACTTGTTTATCTGACTGAAACTGAATGTAAAGATCTTGGTTTGAGGTTCTAACATGTTTGCATCTAAGATTATCTGGGGTAAAACTACCAGTGTATTAAAAAATAGTTCTTCAACCAAAACACAATCAGTAACTGAGATTAAAACCAATAAAGCTATAACCAAACAGGCATCTGCACCATCCTCTTTTAAAATCAGAAAATTGAAAGTTCAAATTACTTTAAACAAAGGAACTTTTAAAAACGGCTCTAACAGCATCATAATCTCTGATCTTGGTATGTCAGCAAACATAGAGAAATTAGGACCACCCGATTTTGGTAAAGCTTCTGTAGAAATCTATAACTTGCCTCGTGACGTCATGGAGCGTATATCAACACTTGCAATGATGCCTATGTATCACAATTACAACTACATAAACATTTATGCAGGTGATGATTACAGCGGTTATACACAGGTGTTTGCAGGAACTATAGCATCTGCTGTAGCTGACTTTAATTCACAGCCTGACATCAAAATGAAAATTGATGCTCGTATTGGTTTCTTTGGCTCTATTACTGCACAAGGTCAGAATGTTGTTAAAGGAACGCAGAGCGTTGCAAGTTTTGTTGAGAAACAAGCAGAGATTGCAGGTTTTACATTCAAGAATGAAGGCGTAACGGCATCTGTTAAAAACGCAATTTTTAGCGGTTCACCTATTGAACAGGCCAGACAGGCTTGTGAACAGGTAGGAACAGAACTTGTTATTGATGATGACAAAATGATCTTAATCAGTAACGGCTCATCTGTAAAAGGAACTGTACCAAAGCTAACAGCCAGTACAGGTTTGATTGGTTATCCTTCCATGTCTTCTAATGGTATCAGCTTTAAAGCTGTATTCAATCCTCAGTTAAAATTTGCAGGTCTTGTTGAGTTAAAAACTCTAGTCCCAAAATGCACAGGCCAATGGCGAATTACAAAATTAAGTCATAAGCTATCATCTAATTTACCTGGTGATGGTTCTTGGGAATCTACAATCACAGCCTACTATCCTCACATGAGTGGTGCTTGTGGAAGGTATGTATAATGTCTGAAATTACATCTACTAAAAAAGCCAGTACTCAGAGTATGTATGCTCCGTTAAGCTCTTTTAACGCTGAGGAGTATCACATACGGTCACTGATTGATAAAGTTGTCTTTACAGGCTTTTTAGCTAAGATTGAGAGCTGTTCCTCGTCAGGTGAAGGTGGTACCAAAACAGTTATTGCAACACCTTTAATTGCACAAACTGATGCAGAAGGTAATGCTCTTTCAACACCTTCTTATCAGGAATTACCACACTACAGATTTCAAGCAGGCATTGCTGCTGTCATTATGGATCCTGAACCAAATGATATTGGCGTTTTCTTATGCATGAAGGCTGATGTATCAAACATCAACCGCACCACGACTGCTACTTCAAGACCTGCAAGCTTCAGAAAGTTCAATCCTGCTGATGCAATCATGGTAGCAACCATTCACACTAAAGATCCTAAAGTGTGGGTGCATCTAAAACAGGACAAAACAATCGTTCTGCACGCTCCTAAAGGCTACACTGTAGAAACAGATGAGTATGTACATATTAAGTGTAAGACCTGCACTGTAGATGCTTCTGACAGCGTTACAGTCAACACTCAAAAAGCTACTATCAATGCTCCTACAATCATTCTAAACGGTAATGTGCAGGTTACAGGAACTTTAGTATCAGGTACTCAAGGCGGAGGAACTGCTACATTTAACGGAGACATCATCTCACAGAAAGATGTTATTGCTTCTGGCACTTCATTACATACCCACACTCACAATGGTGTTTATCCTGGCAGTGGCAATACAGGAACGCCAAACTGATGAATACAGAACAAGCTTTTAAACTTGGTGTAGCTTACAGATTAGGTATGCTTTACGCTAATTTCTTAACCTGTGATTCAAACACTAATAATCCTTATTGGGTAACCATTAAAAATGGTATTCATCTTTTAATTGAAGAAAACGGTAATATATTAAACGGTCATTTTAAAGGTCAAAATATAGATCATATCTATAAAAACAAACCTATAAATGAAAAGAAAGTAAAGCAAAGAAAATCACAAACTACACCAAGAGCTGAAATTTATAACAACTATGGAGATGAATGTAAAACAGCTTTAAAAGGTAGTGATGCAATAAAATTGCTTTTATCTAAAAAGTCAGGTTATCTAAAAGCATTATATAAAGATCCTATACTAGGTAAAATTGATCTTGCTTATGGATCAGATACTTTTGGATTAAAACACTTTGTAGCTCGCAGATTAGATGATGGTTATTCTTTGAATACAACTTTTGATCAAATGAATGATTGTATGTTGCAAGGCAAATTATACAAAGGAAAAGACGGAACTTATACAAAAACAAATTATCCAAAAGGAAACTTTGGAGTAATTATCTTGAAAGATTTTAAAGGTAACAATAAGATAAACGCTATCTTGACTGTAAGACCAATCAAGGAAAAAGACTTTAAAAGATTAAAAGAAATAAAAGGGTAAGCGCATTAAGGAAACACTACAAGTAGCCGGGTGTTGAATCGAGTAATGTTTTAGGGTTAACCCATCATCCAACCTTAACGACTTAGTTAAAAAAACTTACCCTTTTTACGGATTGTTAATAAGAATAGTTCATCAATCACTAAATTTCAAGGTTCTTAATATGCACTCTCTATTCTTAGATCCTGACAAATGGGACTTGTTTGTCGATAAAAACGGCAAGATAGCTAACTGCTATGCTGAATACGCCATAGCGCAAAACGTTGCTAATGCTTGCAGATTGTTTATCAAAGATGCTTATTACGATGAAGATCGTGGTATTCCTCACTTTGCTCTTGAGTTAAAAGAACAGCCTTCAATAGATATTCTAAAAAACAGATTAAGAGATGCTGCACTTGAAGTTAAAGGAGTTGCAGACGCTCAGGTTAACCAACTGACTACTGAAGGCAGAATGTTAGTTTGCCAAATGTTAATTCAATTAAACGATGGGACAATGATCAATGTTGCAATTTGATAGTTCAAAAGGTTTTACAGTTTCAGAAGTTGAGGACATACGTTCTGAGGTAGCATCTCAATGGAAAGAGGCTTTTAAAGAAGACAATACACCTGAGCTTAATACAGAGCCTGAGACACCGGCAGGACAGTTAATTGATTCTCAAACTGCTGCAATTTCACAAAAAGATGCTGAAATTGCTTTTCTTGCCAATCAATTTAACCCTTTGACAGCTTCAGGCAAATTTCAGGATGCATTAGGCAAGATTTACTTTTTAACCAGACATGCAGCTGTTAACTCTACCTGTGTTTGTACCTGTAAAGGTAGAGAAAACACTTTTATTCCTAAAGGCTCACTTATTCAATCTGAGGTTACTGGCATTAAATGGGAGTTAATGAACAACGTCACTATTAAGAGTAATGGTTCTGTTGATGCTCAGTTTAAATGTTCTGAAACAGGACCTGTTGAAGCAGGTGCAGATACATTAACAAACATTGTAACTACTGTTGCAGGCTGGGATAGTGTAACTAACAACGCCAGTGCTTCTGTAGGTTCTTATGAAGAATCACAATCAGCATTTGAAACTCGAAGATATAATTCTGTAGCGTTAAATTCACGAGGCACAAATGGAGCTATCTACTCTCGAATATCTCAATGCGATGGTGTTTTATCCTGTTACATCGACAGTAATAGAACCAATGTAACTAAGAAAGTAGACGGCTACAGTATCAAACCTCACAGTGTATTCATTGCTGTGATAGGCGGTAATGATCAGGACATTGCCAGAGCTATCTATGAGACGGTATCTGCAGGATGCGATTACAACGGCAATACTTCTGTAAAAGTAAAAGATGAATACACTGGAGCTACAGAAGATGTAACCTTCTTAAGACCTGAGAAATTGCAGATTTACATTAAAGTTCTTTTAAAAAACAAAGAGACTTTGCCAAATCAGTACGAGACACTTATTAAAGATGCTATTTACAACAACTTCTATGGTCTAGAAGATAATCTTATTGCTAATGAACCGCTGTTAAGAGTGGGTATGAACGAAGATATTTATGCAAGTCGATTCATCATTTCAACATTAAACAACAATATCAATAACATCATGAACATATCTATTTCATCTGATGGTACAAACTTCGAGAACATGATCCACACTCCATGTAACCGTGAACCAGTATTGTTAAAAAACAACATCATTTTGGAATTTGTTGATGAGAAGGAGGAATAAGTGTCAGAGTTTCATATCGATGCAACTATACAATCACAGTATTCAGCATCAAAACATATTTGTAACTTAGTTAACGCTTTTTGGGAATCAATCAACCCAGAAGCTGACATCGAACTGATTTACAACAAGATGATTAACCCTCTTACAGCAGAAGGCATAGGGCTTGATGTCTGGGGAAGAATTGTTGCAGCTGGTCGCACCTTTTTAGCTAAAGACGAATCACTTCCATATTTTGGCTTTGATCCTGTGAAGTTAAAAAATGAGCGAGTAGCTGATTTTAATCATGCTCCTTTTTATACGGAAGTTAACGGTCAGCTAAGATTAAGCGATGAAGCTTATAGAACTTACATTTTCGTTAAAGCTATGATTAATATTGGAAACAGTTCTTTGGCAGATCTTAACAAAATGCTTCATATAATGTTTCCTAAAGCTGATATACAAATTCTTCATATCAGTACCATGACATTACGCCTTTTAATGCGTTCTAACGTTGCCAGTGCTGACATAGCAGCACTTTTAAACTTACCATGGCTGCCTACAGGTGTTGGTCTTGAGTTTTATCAGGTGATCACCCCTACATTTGGCTTTAAAGGTTCAAACTTAAAGAACTTCGGTAATTCAACATTTTCTACTTACTCTCGTGAGGATATAGCATGAGTAAACAACCTCAAATTTGGAAACAACCTTTAGGAGACAATGCCGATAAAAACGACATTTTGGATGAAAATTTAGAAGCCGGCTTTGTTGATCAAAAAACACTGTTCAGATCAATCTTTGAAGTTCCGTTAAAAGCCGGTGGTATGGCTCCTAAGAGAAGAGATTTTAATGGATTGTTTAACCTAATTGGACAATCCATTTTTTATGCCATGAACGGTGGTGTATGGGAGTACAACACATCTGTAGATTATGACTTAGGATCATTTATTAAATACAATAATGAACTGTATTTATGTATAAAAAAGAATGGTCCTTCTGCATCTATAATTAAAGCTCCTACAGACAGCTCATACTGGTGTAAATTTGCCACAGTACAGGATCTAACCCGCTATTTACCTCTTACAGGCGGTAATATTACAGGTAATCTTACTGTTCAATCTAAGCATGTTGTTCGTTCTGTTAATAACTTCAACGCTGACAGTAAAGGCAATGTTTCTATCACAAAAGTTAACGCTTCAAATAACTCTGATCATGCAACAGAAGCAGATCATGCAACTTTAGCAGATAGAGCCTATCCAAAGCGTTCTGATGGTACAGATATCAATGTAATATGGAGTGGACAGGCAAATCAGCCTTCATGGCTTTTAGGTAGTAACAATGGTGTAGATTTCTATGTTTGGGATCCTTATAACTTTAGCGTTAATTACGCCAAATCAAGTGGTTCAGCTGAAAAGGCAAAACAAAATGCTGATGGTTTAAATCTTGATAATACCATTGTTAAGAATATCGCTATCTCAGGTAAAACCATTACAGTAACAAAGTTAGATAATACCAAGTACACACTTACCACTCAGGACACAAACACAACCTACAGTAAGTTATCACAGTTTCAAAATGACTGTGGATATATCACATCTAATAACAGAGCTTATCCTCGTGAAGTAGGAGGCGGTGATATTAACTTTAACTGGAGTGGTAGAGATGGTCAACCTACATGGCTATGGGGCGGAAATGACGGCACAAACATGTATGTCTACAACCCTGCTAATTTCTCAGTCAATTACGCTAATTCATCATGGTTAAGTACACGTGCTGTTCAGGACAGTGATGGTTTGCAGATCAATACTACTTATCTAAAAAAAGCTGATGCAGGTAAAGTTACTTTAAGAGCTACAAGAAACTGTGACGGCAACTGGAGTATTACAGGATTAACTGTTGGTAAACCCTTATATATCACACATTCGGGTGGTCATTCATGCCATATACAAGTTCTTTCGGGCACAAATGACTTTGTAGGACATGCTTATAACATTGGCGCTGTGTACTATTATTTAGTGGTTCAGAGTTCATCAGGCGCATATATTTATATTCCGACCTCTTCAACTGTTACTTTTAATATTTCTAATGCATCAGATGACGGTGATGTTTTACGAGCCTACCAATAGGATTATTTTATGATTAAAGTTTTTATCTTAAACGGCGAATGCATCAATGTAGACAATAAAACAGATGCAAGACGACTAGTCAAAGAAGGAGCCAAAGAGGTTACTGACTTATCAATCTTTGGTGATCATGTTAAGGACGTTTGCCCTGCTAATACAAAAGTTAACGCAGATGGTTCTATTACTTTTACACCTCCTACTGATGAAGCTGTAAAACAAAAAGAAATTCAAAAAGAGATCTTAACCAAAGATAACAGAATTGCAGAGATCAAAGAAGAACTTGTAACAGCTTATCTTTTAGATGACAAAGATACTTTAGAGGCTTTAAAGACTGAGTATAAGGAGCTTATAAATGAAGAAGTGTAAGTATTGTCTAGCGCCTTTGGATAGTAAAGGTTATTGCTCAAAACCGTGCAAGTTAGGAGCGATGCTAAAAAGAATTGCTGAATTAGATCAGAAGAGCGGGAAATAAAAATCCCGCTTTTTTTATATCTACATATTTCTAAAAGGTTTATAAAACATGAATAAACAGCCTCAAATTTGGACAAGACCATTAGGCGAAAATGCCGATGTAAACAAGATTGAAGATGACGTTGCAGTTGATTCAGGTAACATATCTTTTTCAAAACTGTTTGGCAAAATAACAGCTGTACCACTTGAAGAAGGCGGTATTGCTCCTGAGCGTGAAGATTTTAATGCTCTGTTTAAGTTATTAGGCGAAGTTGCATACTACTTCATGCATGGTGGTATTTATAACTATGCAAATAATATTGATTATGAAGTAGGATCTTTTGTCCGTTATAACAATGAACTTTACGTTTGTGTTACTGACAATGGACCTTCAACCACAATAAAAGCTCCTACAGATTTAATTTATTGGGCTAATGTTAAAAATGCACAAAAACTCGCCATCGCTCGTACTATTAACATTCAGGATGCAAGTGGAGACAATACAGGTACAGGTATTGATTTTGACGGTACAAAAAATGGCATTATAAAACTGCCTCAAACTATAAAAGGAAACCTTGATGGTAAGGCAACATCAGCTGAAGAGGCTGACAGCGCAAAGATCGCTGACAGTGCCAAAGAATGTAGTGGTAACAGTGCAAGTGCAACAAAGGCTACACAAGACAGCGTTGGACAGCAGATTAACGCTACTTACATCAAGTCTTTGTCTGTAAACGGTTGTACAATTACTTATACAAAAGGCGACGGTACAACAGGCACTATTACAACTCAGGATACTAATACGACCTATTCAAACATGAAAGGAGCGACCACTAGTGCTAACGGTTCTGCAGGCTTAGTGCCAGCACCCGCAACAGGCGCAGCAAATCGCTATCTAAGATGTGACGGTCAATGGGTTGTGCCTGATACAGGCACTACATACAGTAAGTTAAGTCAGTTTACTAATGATTCAGGATTTATCACAAAGTCAGGCAGTTGTGCCAGTGCGACAAAAGCAATACAGGACGGTGACGGAGCAACCATAACATCAACTTATGTAAAGTTAGCATCAGCTCAAACTATTTCAGCTCAACATAATTTTTCAGCA